TAAGATTTTGCCATCAACAATGAGAAGGCAGTTTTAAAATGTTTGGATGGACCTGCCCACATTGTGAGACCTGGTGTTAAACCACCATCGAGGCGACCAGAAAGTGCCACATTAATAATTGGCACCGAGGTTGGAATCATATCCTTATTCGTAAAGAATTTGGACTTTGCTAAAATAGCAGATTCTTTAATACTACTATTCTTCTTAATTTTATCTAATATACTCATATAATCATCCTTTAAAAATCACCACCATCTAAACCTTTTTTTTCTTTGAAAGCATATTCTGCACCATAATCATACTTAGGTTCTAATTTTTTACTTGCAAGGGGAGGAATACTAAAACCAGACGCTTCATCAATTACAATTGACGATTCTTCCATTTCAGCAATATTTTTCTTCTCAACATGAACCCTACTTTCATCCAGTTTTTTGGACGATGCTTTAACTTTTTCAAAAAATTCTTCTTCTGATTTAACAGTATCGGTAAATACAGGAATATCGCTTGCTGTTACTCCGGTAATCTCACCATTTTTAATAATGGGTTTACCAGGTTCTTTTCCTTGTTTCATACTCATATTTGCTGCTACTAATAATAACACAGCTAGAGGGTCAAATACAACCATAATTAACATGATTACCAAACGAACTGCTTTATCAATGGCATTATCATCATCTGTACCATAAATCATATCACCAACATACTTGATAGGTCCTACTTCTGCCACAAGTTTATTAGATTCTTTTAATAATGGCAATTTCTTTTTACTAATCTCATTAAGTTCTTTTTGAGTATCTTGAATTTGTTTATCTAAACGGTTACTTGCCGTTGATGGATCTTTAGCACGAGCAAGAAGATAATCCAATCTTTCTTTGGCAATCTTTTCTTGTGCATTAAGTGTTTTAACTTCTACCATATTTGCACCAGCATCAAGTGTAGAATCAATATGTGCTTTAGAGAGATAACCAAAAATACCCATACTTGTAATCATCATGAGAATAACAACAGCTATTGTCAAATATGATTTTAATAAAAAGGGACAATCCTTCCAATTACGATACAGCCATGATGTAGTGACCAATTTACTGGCCTCAAGGATTGAACCCATAAAAACGATTGGCCAAAATGCGCCAGTAAATATTGCTGCCAGACCAATTACAGAATAATAGGCAGCAATACCTGAAAGTGCTAATGCACATAAAAATGTTAAAAATATCATGAGAAGAAGTCCTCTAAACTACTTATTTTCTCTGTTGTCCATCCCATACAATCAAGAATGACTTTAATGGGTTCTATAAATGATTTTTCAAATTGTAAATCATAATCGATATATTTGTCAAGCTCAAACTCTTTTGGTAATCTACCAGGAAAAGATATTACGGTATTCTTAAAATGATTTGGTGTTTTAAGATAACTATACTTTAACTTTTCACCTTCTTGGATTAAAGGATACTTTTTAGTTAATCCTCTTTCTTTGAGATAGTGATTATACAGAATGGCACCTTTAACGTGAATTGGAGTACCAAGCTTATATAATGTTACTGAATCGTAGTATTTAGCTAAACCATTACAACCTCTCGGTGAAGAAACCTCTTCCGGCGGTAACGTTTTGAATTCTTCTTTAAAAGTTTCAATAAATTTATGTACATCATCTTCTGTACCAGTTACTAATAGTTTAATTAACTCATACATCTTTGTACGAATGACGGCAGGTGTTGATGACTTCACCATTTCAAGACCCATCACTTTAAGTTGAGGTTCTTTATATTGTACGCCTTCGTTATTATACACATTGAGAATATATCGTTTCTTGGCAGTCCAAATACCTACGTTGGATAGTCCTTCACGTTTCATCTCCATTTTCTGTTGATATGCGCTAACGTAGTCAGCCAACTCTTGGTAACTTCTATCAATGTATGGTTGAATTTTATCTTCACAGATTCTATCTATGATGGATATAATTTTAGGAGTTTCCATCGGTGTCTTAACAATACTCTCAACAAGAGGACCAAGGTTAAGATAAATGGAATCAGTATCACTCGCAATAACATAATCTTTTTCACTTTTTAATAACTTGTTCATCCAATCATTAAGTTTGGCTTCAATCCAACGAATACTTAATTGCCCCGCAGTAGTAACTCCAAGTGCCATACGCAAATCATAGAAACGGAAATACTGAGAGCCAAGAGCGCCGTAAGCAGAATTAAGAGATACTTTCTTGGCAAGTTGGATGTTGTTATATTTTGCAATACGACTTTCAATTGCATATTTTTTAGATTCATCAGTTTCATTTTCATATTCCTGTTTTGCTTTTAACATCAACTTCTTAAATTTACTTCTATCCGTATACATTTCTTCCATCATCTTAGGTAAGAAACCTTGGAAGTCTGTGCGAAAGAATTGACCATTAGGAGTAATTGTTGCACCTTTCAGTTTGGACAAATCAACTTTTTTCTCTAACAATTTATTCACATCAACACCAGAAGAAAGAATCTCACGCATCTCATCCGTATAATCCTGTGGATTAATCAATGTTTCGGGAGAAATATTATACTGCATCATCAAATGTGGATACAAACTATTCAAGTCAAATGAGGCAACATAATCGTGTTTGCCCACCTGTACCTCTTTAACATAAGCACCTTCAAACATTCCATCTTTTGATTGAACTACACGGGGAGGAACAATAATATCTTTTTCAAAGAGATAAGCGTATGTCAATGAATCCCACATACGAGTTTGAGCAAAGACATCTTGGAAGTTTGTCTTAGTGTCGTAAGCCAAAGTTACTGCCAATTCAAGCAACTTTAACTTTTCTTCTAGTTTAATAATTAACTCAACGTCTTTAATGTTATACTCAATAAACTTTTGATAGTTCAAACGATAAAGAGCATGAAGGTTATCATATTCATCAAATGAGATTTTACCTTCACCTAGTTCTACTTGGGCAATCGCATCTAAACGATAACTTTCTTGGGACTTTCCACCAGGAGCATACCATTTGTATAGTTCAATATAATCAAGTGATTCAACACCCATTAAATTGTATGCTATCAGTTGTCTACCATTGATTACTGTCTTACGTTCACCAATATAATTCCATGGAGATAATTTCTTAGTTTCATCTTCACCAAGAATTTTACGAAAACGATTAATAATATAGGGTTCATCAAAGAACTTTGTGTTCCAACCAGTTAATATGTCAGGACACTTTTTAGTCCACAATGCCATAAACTGTTTACATAAAGAATACTCATCTTTACACTTAACATAAATTTCAGATCCTTGTGTTACATAGATGCCACAACCAAACACATAAGTTTCACCATTGTGATATTTAATACAAATAGCGGTAATAGGTTCATTCGCTTGATACGGATCAGGAAAGCCATTCTCAGATCCTACCTCAATATCAATTACGGCAATAAGAACTTTTTCAAATTCATAATCAACCATACCGGTATGTTGGTCAGCAATAAAAGCATATTCAAACCGAGTTTGTCCATAGATTGTGGAGGCATTAGAAACGCCTTCAAATTGCTTAATGTAATCTCTAGCATCGTTGATTCGACCAAAGATTTTTTGGTCAAGATATTGACCATCTAATGTTGTAAATTTGGTGATTTTTTTGGAAGGCAGAAAAAGTGAAGGAGAATATTCAACTCTCTCTTTCACTCTCTTGCCGTTTTGGATGCCTCGGTAAAGTATATTATTACCAAAACATTGTACATTAGTATAGAAGTTGCTCAATTTAGCCTGTAATTAATTGTTGACTTGGAAGTATAATACCAGTACCAAAGATTTGATTATAATTTTTAATAAAATCTTCAGCTGGAACATAAGAGTATACTACATTTTTCTTAGTTATGGCAATAGTGGCACCAGTTTTTTGTTCTGCGTGAAGTGGAAAGGGTGCAAGACCTACACTAGGTTGGCCGTCTTTACCACGAACCACGGCAATACCAACTGGATTAACCAGTACATAACAAGATTCATCCTGTGATTCAATTTCAGATAAAACCTCTTCTCCAGTAACCAATTTTAAGATTTGAATGTCCATACGATACCTTTCTATTATAAATAAACAT